AATTGAAACTTATCATTTTTTTCTATCGGAATTTTTTCGCTTATTAAAATCTGCTCATGTGAGCCGCTTACTGTGCTTATCTCAATATATCTTTCAATCTCATACCCAAACGAATCAAATTTTTTTATAATCTTAGCCTCTGCATGAGTTGATATCACAAACGGCCTATCCTCATACAACTGCCAACACTCAATATCATAGTGTTTTTCAAAAGCGGAAATCGTATCGGTTAAATCGCCACGCTCAAAAAAAGAATTGCAGGGTATCTCTTGCGGCGTTGCATAATCTAAAGTTAATTTAGTAAACTGGGCCGGCCTTCTTCTCTTTACAATCGCATCGGCTAACGCTAACCGCAAATCTTCGGCGCTGCCTATCGTCTTGTTATAATCTGTTGCCGCTTTGTTTTCAATAAAAACACCGTCGGGGTCAAACTCCGTATAATAAATTTGATTGCCGTCCCACTCATCTATCCTTACAATATGCCAAGCCCCGTTGTATTGTGTAACAAAACAATCATGCCCTAATATTTTTTCAAGTACTGTGTAGCAATTTTCCCGCTCCCCGGCATCCGCCTCAAATGTTTTTGCATCTAAATAGCATTTCAAATATAAGTGCCCACTGCTTTGGTCTATTAATTGAAAATTTGTAATACCTGCTTCTGACACTGGAGCTGGCGTCACCTGAATGTTTGAAGTGCCTGTACCTTCGGAAAAATTATTTACAACCACTTCAAAAATGGTGTTGTTATTTAAACCACTTGATACACATTTTATTTTTTGCCCTGTATAAAATTGCCCGAACTCGGAAGAAGTGAAATAAATTTTACTATCGCCGTTTGAGAAATTAGCAACGTCTATATCAATCGTTCCAGTGCCATGTTGCACATTATTTCTTACCCAAATATTTAAAGCAAGGTTTGTTTTTCGCAAGCAATATGATATTAGCCGTATCAATTGCACCGGTCCCGACGGAACTTCTCTATACCAATCGGTCAATTTAATATCTTTAAGCAACCCCAAACAATCAGTTGCCGTTAAGACTAATGTTTGTTTATCCGGCAGAAACGATTGCGATATATCGGCAGAAACAAGATAGCCTGTGAATAGCGTTTTTGTCGCTGTTGTTATCGTCACCAAAAAATTGCTATCAGATTTTCCCGTAAAATGAATGATACCTGTGCTGTTACTTGTTATTATCTCAATCACCGCATTGCGGCTCCTGATGGGCGTAAACTTGTCGTTATCGTTGTCAATAATATTTATCGTTAGCGGATTTGCACCCATTTGCATATCTACAATAAATGGGTCTTCGGGGATGCCGATACGTTGCGATAAATCTTCAATGTCTATCTGCACCGCCTGGCTGTCATCCGTTGTCATAAAAAACCCCCGATATATTAAAGCATCACTCATTAGCTTAATCTTCTTTGGCTTTGTTGTACTTGAGATATTGTTGCTATCAAATCAGACCCACGTTGAACAAATTGGCCAGACAAATTTATCATTATACCTCCTTGTCCAAATGACCCTCTGCCGTTTGGTTCAATCCTTCCAGTTGATGATGGTATGAATAACTCCGGGCCTCGCTCACCAACGACGTATGGTGAGCCGCCAGATACAGCACCACCCGAAGCCCTAAACGGAATCAATGCACCAAGTCCCGGCACTATGCTTGAGATAGTCTTCAAAACAACCATCTTGATAATTGCCTTACCTATATCAATTATTAATCCCCTCAAACCCTCACCGATTGACTTCACAACGTCCCCCCCTTTGAGCATGGCCTCAAAAGCATTGCCGAAAATGTCTGCGATTGATTCGCCAACCTTTTCGGCTATCTCCTTAAGCTCAAGTAATTGCTCGGTTAATTTTTCCGCCCCGGTGTTTTTTGGCAATCTAGGAGTTGCTGGTATGTCAATCGTTGGCAGCGTTCTATTTAGTTCTTTTGAAATATCATCAATCCCTTTTTGTGTAACCGAACGATCTACCTTCAACTTCACTAAAACAGAGGGCAACTCGATATGTGCACTACCGAGTGCACGCCTGTCTATCTCAAACTTATCCGGCTTTACCGTTACCTTACTTGCTTTTGTTTCTAGCTCCGGCACAAATAGCAGGCCGTTGTTTTTTGTTATTGTTCCGGCTTCGGCCAATAAATTATTGGCCATTTCCTTAAACTTGCTTATTTCACTCGTCGCTGATGCAAGAGATTCTTTTATTTTTTGCCTAAAGGCTGCTCTTGCCACTGCCGGCAGCGATCCTTCATTTGCCTCAAACTGCTTTTGTGTGTATTGTAATTCTTGCAATTTAAACGCCGCTTCGCCTGCCTTCGCATAAGCAATGTTAGCCGCCGCCTTCTTCAGCGTAACTTCAACAACTGCATCCCCTTGATTGATTATTTTTTGCTCGGCTTCTGCCCACGTATCTGCGCTGCCCGCAACCTTACCGATAGTGCCATTGTATTGCTCAAGTGCTGATTGCTGCGATACAAGCCCACGCTTAACAAGGTCAATATTATTTTGCGCTTGCGATAACGATGCAAACATTTTTACAAATTCATCCTTAGCCTCCGATACAACCTTCTGGTAACTGTTCATGCTGGCCTTTGCACCGAATAATTTATCACCAAAAGAAACAACCAATGAAGATACAACGCCAAGCGCAAGCCCTAAACCTGCGGGGCCAAGCAACGCACCCTTTAATGCAGTCAATGCGCTGCCAGTGCTACCTGTTGATGCCTTTAATCTCTGGAATGATTCAAGCAGGGGATTTAAATTGTTGGCTATGCCAATAAATCCATAGGGCGCATCTTGTGCAACTCTCGATAAATTTATTAACGAGTTAGTTGCTTGATCAGAGCCCGGCTTTATTTTTTTTAATGATTCACTTGCCCTGTTTGAACTCCTCGTTAAAGATTCACTGAAAGCCTCCCCTGATTTTGCTGTAATACGTAGCCTGTCGCTGACCTCTTGAAGCCCTGCCACTGCCGGCGCAACGTCCGCACCTATCCTGACTGATAAATCGTTCATGCCTTGTTAATTATTTTATTATGCCTCAATAACAACGCCCGTCGCTCCTCTCTTGTCATTACTTTTTCTTCTTCTACTACTTCACCTGCTATCGGCCACATTTTAAAAATCATCTCTCTTGAACTCTGCCCACTCATAACCTGCGTAAACACGTCGCCAATTATCGCCGCCACATTTCTTGCCGTCATTTGCTCTGCCGCCATTTTACGGTTACGCCCTTCCATAATAAGATATAAATCTTTCATAAGAAGGGCGTTAATCTCATTTCGTCTGTACCCAAGTTCATAGAGTAATATACTTTCTATATCATCCCACCCTAATTTTTTTTTTCATCAACAGGAGTTTTTGCTGCGTTGTCTATCACTCGCTTTATCTCGGTATTGCCGTAACATTCAAATATTTTTTTCACCGCTTCGGCAATGCTTGCATCGTTGTTCATTTGCTCCACCCAATTATAAAAAAACTCATAGTTAAACACCTCATCAACTTCCTTTATCATGCAGTCATTTTTATAACCACACTGGATAAATTTAGCAATGCCTTCAACTGTCATCATCGGGTCGCCACCGTCTGACTGCGAATAATAGAATTTACTCTTCGCTGCCATCTCATCCAAAAACATTCTTATTGCAGGATAAGCAAATTTTAATCCGATAACATTTCCGTCTATCTCTACTTTTATTGCTCCGTTCATATTAAGGTGTTATATCAACTGCTCCATAAAATTCAACTGTTGCCGTAAACTTGACCGTATCACTTGGGGATGATGCGGCTAAATTCAAACTTGAGATTCTACTCGTCCCCGTTATGTACGGCTCATTTCCAGCCGTCGCAAATTTGCTTAATATAGGAGTATTAGCCTCAAATAATGCAAGCAACTCCGTCCAACTTCCCTCACCTGCATCTGGCGCAATGTCAACAAGTCCGGAAAAATTTAACTTGTAATTGCTTGGGCCAAAGGATTTAAAAACACCACAGTCACTCTCCTCAGTGCTCACATTTCGTGAACCATCTAAAGATGCCGACTGCTTGCATACTACCGATTTATACGACGGTGTAACAAGGTCTGTTGAATACGACCATATTAACTCACTACCGCCTACTGTTGTTGGGTCTGCCATTGTATTAAATTTTAATTGTTATTAAATTATTGTATCTCGTTATTTTTCTATAAATTTTTTTTGTCCCATCATCTTCCTGCAAATAAGTAGCATCATCAATTTGCAATCTATTTATCTGCATACCTGTTTGTGCTGTGAGATTATGACCGGAGAATGGCGTAGTACAGAGTAAAACGCCTATCTCGTTATCTATCCCATTAGCAATATCAGGGTTTACCATTGTATCAAAGACCGTAACAATATCAGCAATAACTATCACTTCCTTTAACCAGCTTTTATCGTTTCGGTCTACTTCGCTCTCGCTTTCAACTCTTAACTCAATATAATTGCCATCTTCATCATCAGGAACGCTGTCAATATAGACAGGAACGCTAACCGTTCCATTAAGTAGAGCAAAATAACTATTGAGCAATTTCGTTGAAACGTTTCTCATTTCAATAAAGCATTTAACCTGTCAATAAATTCTTTCTTCACTCTCGCCCTTTGCTTGAAAAAAAACGGCCTTGCCTTTACGCCATTACGCAAAATCGCAAATACTATACCCATCACCAAAGCATTATCTTCACTCGCTTTTTTACTTTTACTTCCGGTCCTTCTTCTCGTTTTTATAGAATACGTTCCAGCCCTTATGCCTTTACGCTTCACCCAGCCTTTTATCGCCTCTATAAATTGCGCCATCGTACCGCCGCCTTTACCTTTGTATATTGATGAATCAACTCCCGCCTGCGCTCTATATCTCCCCTTTGTCCCAAACTCAACATACGGCGAATGTTTCGCCGTACTTGTTACGTCGTATGTTAAAGAGCTTACTTTTTTTGTCTGAATACCTCCGGCCAACTGACCATTATCAAATGATTGCGCCCTTACATCTTTTTTCGCATAACCGGCAAATGCTTCCGCTGCAAAAATTATTTCATGCTCGATCTCTTTCACAAGCTCCTTAGGTGCAGCCGCTAAACGTCTTGCGTAAGCATCAAATCCTATCATATTAGCTTTTACCATTAGCAGTTGCTGTTATCAATACATTAAATAATTTCTCGTCTATCCTATCAATCCCACTCACTGTATATTGCCGTCCTGCCCACACTAACCTCCAGTTCACTGATATATCAAATCCTTTGGCGTACATCTTAAACTGAATCGTATTGCTTATGCTCGTCTGGCCATTTTGCACCACTCTACTACTACCTGTTTTTAAAAGCGAAGCCCAAACATTATAAGCCGCCGATTCTGTCTCTGTCCACCGCCCGTTTACATCCTGTGAAGATGTTATCTTTATTAATCTTATCGGCTTCATTATACCAACCATACATCTCTACTATATTTTTTTCCAAGTTGTGATATAAAATTATTTACGTCTGCCGCATCACCTCTATTAGTATAAAAGTAAGCGCAAGCACGTAACAAGTCTAATTTAATTGATGCAGGTAATGATTCAAGGCCAGTGGTGCCATAGCCGCAAGTATAAGTAACGGTTAAGTTATCGCCAGTTGGAGATGTAAGACAGACCCACATTGTACCAACTGTTTCAACGGACGTAAGCAAGTCGTCCCCGTTAGAATCTGTTAAGGCAGTTACTTCTTTCACCGGCCCGAATGGTAACTCAAGCGCACCATAAAAATTATTCAGCACTACTTTCTTACTTCTATTTGCCGTTAAAGTAATGCCGCTATATTTCTCAAACTGCTCCCTCGCTGCCGTTATAATTATTCCGATAATAATATCATCATCATTGAACGCTACCTCTGTGCCGCCTACTGCCGTAAAGCCTTCAATACGCAAATAGTCTTTTACATCTTGCACTGTTATCGGCTCGGTAATGGCACCAACCGTTACATCTTGGATTGATATGATATTATTTGCGTTCATATTTTTTTTGAAGCATGGCCGGGAATCGAACCCGGCCTGCAACCATTATGCTTATGCTGTTTCCAGTGCTGCACGTCCGTCAGAGAAATCACCATAATACAGGTAGTCTGCACGACCTGCAACGATAGTAACTCTTTCTTCTATTACAACTGTAACCATGTTCTTAATCGCATCATCTTCATTCTGATCGTAAAAACGAACAGAAAAGCCAGCCCTTTGTCCAAGTGTCACTTTACTGAAATCGCCAATCAGAAATTTGTCTGATGTCATCGCAGTATGTGGCACCAAAGGAATACCAAAGATATTAGGAATGGCAATGTTAGGCGCACCAAATACATATGCTCCGCTTGTTGCAGATTCTTTTGTAAGAATCATTTTTGCATAATCCGAAGGATTGCAAAGAACCAGGTTAGGGCTAACTTTTGCGTTCCTTGCCTGTGTCCATGCGGCAACAAGTACATCGTAATTATTGGCCAGGTCAACTCCAAGAGCTAAAGAAGCCGGAGCAGCAAACGCTGTGCTATTTGTTGCAGTTGTTAAACCGCCAAACAAACCTGCACCAGCAACCTGATTTAACAACAGGTCATCTTCTTTTGCCAGCAATTCTTCAAGGCCAATCGCTGTAATTTCATTCTGTAACCATGCATTGTCAGCCAGCATTTCTTCAGGAATTTTGAAGTAATGCGCCACTTTGGTTACAGGTACAATCAGCTTCACATAGTCACGGTCTGATTGAGGCTTTGCAGCAGCCATAGAAACAGCAGTAGGCCCGCCTTCGCCTGCGTTATCACGAATAACGTAAGCTGAATCAGTGGCAATCGGCTGCACATTTACCACATTACGGATGTGGCTGATTTCGTAAGGCTTTCGGCCCACACCGCCAATCATGGTATTGCCGGCAAAAGTTTCTGTGCCTGAAGTTGTCAGGTT